AGAAGATGAATTTATCCAAGACGTACAAGAAATGGAAAAGGATGGTTTATCTGGAGATGAAATACTGGCGGCTCTCGCTGCGCTTAATGTTGCGTCCTATTTTATTGAAGATTTGGGTATGTCTGCCGCAATCAACACCCAGATGGGTTTCACGGAACAGCTTCTTGATGATTTGCCGTTTTTTGGGTCTATCACCGAAACACAACTTGTGGCTCTCCAAAATATCCAAAGATCGTCCATAATTAAATATACAGAACATCTTGGCGAATTGGTACGTCAAGAAATCATTACAGGCACGCAGCTAGGCTTATCTGCGGACGATATAAAAGACCGATTAACACGCTCTATCAATTTAGATCGAGTAGACAATATTATTGGTACTGCGATGACAAATTATCAACAGCAAGTCATCTACACTATGGCCAGTGAGCTACCAGAAGATCAGCAATATATGTATCAAGGACCATTAGATAAAAAAACACGCCCTTTATGTCGAGAAATTATTGCAATGCAACCCTTTACAAGGCAAGAGCTAGAATCTCGCTTTTCGGGCGCATTTACCGACAAAGGAGGAATAAACTGCCGACACTTGATAATCCCAGTGTCATCTTCTCGCGAATATACTGAAGACCGTGCAAGGGCGCGCAACGAAATCAAAAATCGTAAACGCTCTGGTAAATATAAAAAACCGCAAACATTAAAAGAATATTATGAGCGTGTTCAAACTTAAAGAAATAATGAAGTTTACTTCATCAGACTTGAAGAAGTTTGGGAAAGACTTAACGCTAACTCATATATCCCAAGCAAAAGACGGAATGGATGCAGATGGTAAGCAATTTCCATCTTATACGCCAAGATACGCATCTCGTAAAGGCGCACGCAAAGCTGCAAAAGGTCAGTTCAGCACAAAAATATCCCCACCAGATTTAACACTTACCAACTCCATGTTTAAGGAGTTTAAGCTTATCAAAACTGCCGTATCGAACGAATTATCTATCGACTACGGTATTACCAACCCGGAACAAGCAAAGAAAATGACTGCTCACGCCAAAGGAAGGTTTGGCAAACCCAGTAAAAAAAGTCGCGTTACGATCCGCAAAGACAAAGCAAGAGTCGTAGCAAAGCGTCAAAAAGTAGGGCCAGAAGTAGAAAAAGCGATTGCATTCAATTTTGCTGAAAATATTAAGAAAAATTTAAAAAGACTTACAAACCGACCAACGATCATACGAATGTAAAAAAGGAGGACTGTTTTGTCCGAAGAAGCAACCACAATGGAAGCACCGCAGCCAGCGGAAGGCACTAGATCGCCTGTTGAACCCAAAGTATCTACAGAGGTGACTCCTACCAGTCAAGAACCAGCTGAAGAGCAAAGCTCGGAAGTGAATCAGTTGATCGCAGATGCGAAAAAGTATCGTTCCAGAGCGCAAAAGTCTGAAACAGAACTTGCTACGTTGCAAAAGCAGATTGCTAGTGATCGTGAAAAGCAACTGGAAGAGCAACAGCAATGGCAAACCTTGGCAGAAGAGCGTGCAGCTCGTCTTGCTGAGTTAGAACCTATTGTAGAGCAAGCGAAGAATGATGAAGCTCAATTACGCGAGCAGATTTTATCTGAATTCAGCGAAGAGGACCGCGATACGTTTGGTGACTTACCCTTACCAAAACTTCGCGCCCTAAGAAACAAACTCAACACAAATAATCCACGATTAGCCGTAGCAAACAATCCCGCGGTTGCTGCAAACGAAGTTCCACAAGATTGGACAAATATGAGTCGGAACGATCGGGCAAAAAACTGGGATAAGATTGTTTCGCGGTATCGTAAATAAAAGGAGTCAGTAATGGCTTTAGATGTATTTGGTGGTGACGCAACCCAAGGTTCGGCAACTGGTGATCTATCTGGCGCTGGTCATATAGATGTATTTATTCCCGAGCTGTGGGCGGATGGCATTTACCGCTATTTCGAGAAGAATTTGGTGTTCAAGCCTTTCTTCGATGATTACTCAAGTCTTGTAAGGGGCAAAGGCGATGTACTTCACATTCCTACCGTACAAGAAGTTGCAGTAGCAACAAAAGTAGAAAACGATGGTGTTACATACAGTGTTAACACAGAAACAGCAATCGACTTAAATATCGATCAACACAAATATGCTGCTATTAACTTGGCGTTTGCATAAGTAATTATGCTTATTACTATCGCGGAAAAAAACTGGAAACCTAAATCGCAAGATATGGTAATCAGAGGTGAAGGCGCAAGCCAGCCGCAGAGACTAGGTAGTGCAATAATCTACCCACGACTCCGCGACATCCAACTGGATGAAGAGATAGTCCGATACTCCGTAGAAATGCGGAGAGCCTAGATAAAGAGCTAGGCGAGAACGATTGAAGCTATTTGAAGACATCGCTATGATACAGTCAAATGAAGTTCTGTTTGACAAGTATGCGCGTTCTATGGCTTATGGCCTTGCCAAAGCAGTAGATACGCACATTATGGAAGAATTAGACGCTATGGGTACTACCCAATCATTAGCGGCTGATAATTCTCTAAGTAACGCTGATGTGGAAACTGCGCTTGGAACTTTGATGTCCAATGACATTCCAAAGGAAGAGTGTGCATTCTTTGTTAACCCATTGATCTATGCTGATCTTTTGAACTCGAAAGCATTCGTAGCTGCACCAAACAGTCCAGCGAATTATGCTACTTCTGGTACATTAGGCAACATAGTTCCAACTGGTTTTGCTGAAGGTTCAGTAATGCAAACTGGTGAAGTTGGAATGCTTTTTGGCATGCCAGTTTACACTTCTAGTATTATGGCCACAGCAACAGGAACTGGTACAGAAGTTGGGTACTTGGTGCATAAGAGCGCAATTGCTGTAGCAGTACAGCAAGAGATTAGATTACAAAGCGAATACAGTGTCGATTACCTCGGTAGGTATAGTGTGCCGCTTACGTTAGGAATAGCGTAATGACAATTGCGGAATTAAGCGAGAAGGCTAAGTCGAAAGATATGCTAACTCGAACCGAAGGCTGCGTACAGCGCAGACAGGGGCAGAGCATAGGAAGTGAAATAATCTTCCCAAGAGTCCGCGACATCCGAGAGGATGAAAAAGTATGCCGATACTCAGACGAAAGTTTGAGAAGTAAGATAAAAAGCTTACTACAACAAATGACAAAAGTAGTCGCAGACGTGATCTTTGGCGCAAAAGCAACAACGAGTAACCATGTAAAAGGTATCGAATTCTTGAATCCGTAAACCTTAGTTACACTACGCAATGGGCGGTGTTTGTCATCGCCCATTGTACTATATAGGAGATATTTATGATTGTACTCAAAAAAGAAAACCATTATTGCCACAGTAACTCACGCGAAGAAGCGCAAAAGCTTGTTAATGATGGCTATGAAGTTGTAAAAAATTCATTTGGCGGTGACAAAATCGTCAAGCAAGAAGCAAAAAAAGCAGAACCAAAAAAGAAAATGTTCGCTAAAAAGAAAAAGTAACGCTTTTTAGCTGGACTCGTTCACGGTCTGCCAAACACCTTAGAGAGATAGGAGAAGTAATGGCAACATCAAACCTACATAGGTACACCGAGCAAGAAGCATCCAACCGATTAGGTGGCGGTGGCTATGATTACGTCACAAACGCCACAGTTAATTCCAATACATACTGCGCGATTCAAGCATTATCTGTTGATTGTGTTATATCCGCTACAAGCGTAGATACAGACATTTGGGATAGTTTATCATCCGTAACAATTTTAGCTGGTCAAACCATTTATGGTGAATGGTCAGCGGTCACTGTAGCAAGCGGTGACTTTGCAATAGTCTACAGAAAGTCGAGTTAAATATGAGCAAACTACATAAAAGATCCGTACAAGAAGCATTAAACGCAACCGTAGGTGGTGAGTGGATGGTAAATACTGCTGGAACAGCTGCTGCGGTATCCGGGCCAACCAATACAGTGCATTTGGGTTTAGCTACTATGACATCAACGCTTGGAGTGTACAGCGCAGTAGAGATTTACTTTAATTTTT